GCCCAGCTGAACGTGCCAAGGCATCCCTAAAAAATTGGAATTGTTAAAAGGAACTAAATCATGCCTAATACCAAAGCAATTGGCGTTGCATACAGCGACCCACAATTTGATACTGTTGACGTAACTGGTGCAGTCACCGCCGCATCGGCCGCTGTAAGTGGCGCTGTTACAGCTGCGTCTGTCGCTGCGTCTGGTGGCGTATCTGGTGCAAGCCTGGCATCGACCGCAACTAGCGGCGCGGTGGCCAGCAACGCATCCGGTGGCGTTTACTTTCTGACCACAGCTATCACAAACAACGTGACAACCACAACTGCCCCTAAAGGCAGCCTTGGTTTGACCAGCAACGCAACAGGCACAGGCATTCTATTTGTGTCTGACGGCACCAAGTGGCAGCTGGGCGCTATCACACAAGCATAAGGAGAATCCCTGTGGCCAAAGGACTATATGCAAACATTCACGCCAAGCGTGAGCGCATCGAAACCCAGAAAGCCGCAGGGAAAACGCCTGAACGTATGCGAAGCCCAGGGGACAAGGGCGCGCCTACAGCTAAAGCATTCAAACAAAGTGCAAAGACTGCGAAAAAATGACACCTGAACAAATTGCGAAACGCCTGGCTGAATTGCAAGAACTGGCGAAGCAACACGAATCAATATTGTTGCAAATCAGCGGGGCCATCCAAGAGTACAACCGCGTTTTGGCTGAGATAAGCCAGAACCAGACAAAGGAAGCCAACCATGCCGCTGACCAAAGCACCCCGCAAGAAAGCGCCTAAAGCCGCAGAACCAGTAAAGCGCAAGGTAGGCCGCCCCACCGTCTACAAAGACGAATTCCCCGACATGATGATTGAATACTTCAGTCAACCAGCCACCAGGGAAGTCACAACCTACGACAAGAACGGCAACGAACACACCCAAGTTGTTGCTGGGGTTTTCCCTACGTTGGCACGATTCGCCACCAACATTGGTGTGACTAAAGATACCTTGCATGATTGGGCAACAGCAAAAGATGTGGAAACAGGAAGGCTAAAACATCCTGAATTTTCATCCGCCTATAAAAAGGCGAAGGATTTGCAAGAGGCAAACCTGATTGAAGGCACCATTGGAAACGCGTATAACAGCACGTTTGCGATATTTACAGCCAAGAATGTATTGGGTTGGCGCGACAAGATAGAGCAGGAAATCACCGGTAAAGACGGCAGCCCCTTGATGGGAATACAGGTTTCTTTTGTGAATGCCGATGGAACTGAGCGCAGCGCCGACAATTGACCAGGCAATAGCGAAAGCACAATTTCCGGTCAAGCTGGAAGGATTGTTTCGCAAGAGCCGGTACAAAGTTTTGTATGGGGGGCGGGGCGGCGCTAAGTCTTGGGGGATTGCCCGCGCCCTACTCATCCTAGGTGCCAAGAAACCCATGCGGATACTGTGCGCGCGTGAGTTTCAGACCAGCATCAAGGATTCGGTCCATAAGTTACTAAGCGACCAGATAGAGGCGCTGGGGTTACTTGGGTTCTACGAAATCACCCAGGCAAGCATACGGGGCGCAAACGGCACCGAGTTTGCATTTATTGGCCTCAAGAACAATCCCACCAACATTAAGTCATTTGAAGGTGTGGATATATGCTGGGTAGAGGAAGCGCAGTCCGTCAGCCGTTTGTCCTGGAACATTCTAATCCCAACCATTCGTAAGCAGAATTCAGAGATATGGGTAAGTTTTAACCCTGAACTGGAAACCGACGAAACGTACCAGCGGTTTGTGCTGAAACCGCCGCGGGATTGCATCAGCATCAAAATCAACTTCTACGACAACCCATGGTTTCCAGACACATTACGGCTGGAAATGGAATCGCTTAAGGCGCGCGACCCGCAAAGTTACGCCCAAGTGTGGGAAGGAATCTGCCGCCAGACAATTGACGGTGCTATATTTGCCAATGAAATGACACAAGCGGCCGCAGACAACCGCATTACTACGGTGCCATACGATGCAACCAAACCGGTTCACGCTGTCTGTGACTTGGGCTGGTCAGATGCAACGGCATGGTGGTTTGTGCAGTTTGTGGGCATGGAAACAAGGCTGATTCGGTATTTTGAAGACAGCCAAAGAACGATGACAAGTTACCTGGCACAACTTCAAACCTATGGGTACGTCTATGACACGATATGGTTACCGCACGATGCTCAGAGTAAAACGCTGGCGGCAGCGGGTCGTTCTATTGAAGACATAGTGCGCGCAGCTGGGTACAAAACACAGATATTGGACCGAGTGCCGGTGGTCGATTCTATCAACGCGGCCAGAACTATTTTCCCCAATTGCTATTTTGATCGCGATAATTGCGCTGATGGATTAAACTGTTTACGCCATTACCGTTATGACGTAGACCGAGAAACTGGTCAATTTAGCAGAAGCCCTGTGCATGACCACAATTCGCATGGTGCAGATGCCTTTCGGTATATTGCGTTGATGATTAAGGAACCGGCTAAACTTAGAAAACGTCCCATCGTCAATCACGCTGGTGGTTGGATGAGTTAAAGGAATAAAACATGGCATGGCAAGACATTGATGTAGACAACCGGATTGGCGAAGCGATTAAGTTTCTGCGTCTGGTCGGCGAAGCGGATTCACAAAACAGGGCTGAAGCCTTGGGTGATCTAAAGTTTGCCGCTGGTGACCAATGGCCCGTTGAGATTCAGAACAGCCGCAACCTTGAATCACGCCCATGCCTGACCATCAATAAGATTGATGCCTATGTGCGCCAGGTCACAAACCAACAGCGCCAGCAGCGCCCCCGTATCAAGGTCCATCCGGTCAACAACGAGGGCGATATGAAAATCGCCCAGGTGATTGAAGGCATCACGCGGCACGTTGAGGTCAACAGTAACGCCGACACCGCATACGACACAGCGTTTGAGTACGCGGTCAAGATGGGCTGGGGTTACTGGCGCATCACAACCAACTATGTCAACGAAGACAGTTTCGACCAAGAAATCTATATCGAACCCGTTGATGACCCGTTTGCCGTTTACTTTGACCCAAACAGCGTATCGCCTGATGGGTCCGATGCTGAACGGTGCCTAATCACCAGCGTAATGTCCAAAAAGGATTTTAGGCAGCAATACCCAGATGCCGACGATGGTGCGAATTTCAGCGCCCGCGCAACGGGTGATTCTGATGCTGAATGGGTTACTAAGGAAGACATTAGACTTGCCGAATATTGGGTGGTCGAGCGCGTCAAGGCTAACCTGGTGCTGTTAAGCGATGGCACCAAGCTGTACGAAGACGAAATGCCTAGCGCCGAATTGATGGCGGCCAGCAACATTACGATTATGGATACGCGCCCGTCTTATCGTCGCAAGGTCAAGTGGTACAAACTGACCGCGATGGAAGTGCTAGAGGAACGCGATTGGCCAGGCAAGCACATACCGATTGTGCCTTGTTATGGCGCGCAAGTTGTCGTTGAGGGAAAGCGCAAGAAATACGGCCTTGTGCGGTTTGCTAAAGACCCGCAGCGTATGTATAACTTTTGGCGTACATCAATGACCGAAAGCATCGCCCTGGCACCCAAGCCAAAGTGGCTGATTGCCGAGGGTCAAGATGAGGGTCACGAATCCGAATGGGCAATGGCCAACATCAAGTCAACGCCTGTGCTACGGTACAAGCAGAAAGACATTGAGGGCCAGCCCGCACCTGTGCCATCACGCATTCAGCCAGAGCCTCCACCAGCTGGCATTATGGTGGCCGCGGATGCTATTGCGAACGACCTGAAAACTGTGTTGGGCATATTTGACCCATCGCAAGAATTGCCTGGCAACATTTCGGGCAAGGCATTGCAGGGTCAGCAACAGCAAGTTGACCTGTCGAACTTTCACTTCTACGACAACATGACCCGCAGCATTAAGCATACGGGCAAGATCATTCTGGACCTTATCCCCAAGATTTACGACACCGAGCGCGTGTTGAGAATTATTGGGGTCGATGGCAAGCCAGACATGGTGACAATTAACCAGGTTGAGGCTACCGGCGAAGTAATGAACAACGTCACAGTCGGTCTTTACGATGTGGTGATGGATACTGGACCAGGCTACAACAGCAAGCGTGAGCAAGCCGTTACTACTATGATGCCGTTGATGGCACAGCCACAGGTGTTCCAGGCCGCGGGCGATTTGCTGTTCCGCAACATGGATTTCCCTGGTGCTGACATTATTGCCGACCGCCTGGCTGCAATGAATCCGTTGTCAAACATCGACGAAAACTCAGATGTGCCGCCACAGATGCAAATGAAGTTGCTGGAGGCACAGAAAGCTGTGTCAGATATGCAGCAACAGATGATTGCCATGCAGCTGGAGATCAACAACCGCGGCCAAGTTGCTGCGATGCGCGAGGAAGGCCAGAATCGTCGCAAGTTGATGGACGTTATCTCGCGCGCCTACAACACCGACACCATCAACGAG